GGCGTCCACAGGACGGGGATCAGGATATCCGAATCGTGGCCCCCGAAGACGGTGATCCGTTCAAGGATTACTATTTCCACTATAACGTGGGGAACGCTAACGGATTTTTATGTCCCAAGAAGAACTACGGAGATGACTGCCCGGTATGTAGCTTTGTTCGTGCTTTGTACGACGAAGGTACTGAGGACTCGGTCAAGATGGCCAAGTCACTTACCGCGCGCCAGCGATTCTTTAGTCCCGTACTCGTACGTGGCGAAGAAAAGCAGGGAGTTCGTATCTGGGGTTATGGAAAGACTGCGTATGAAACCCTATTGACCTTGGTACTCAATCCGGATTATGGCGATATTACGGATATTGATGAGGGTACTGACTTGACGGTCAATTATGGTAAGCCGGCAGGAGCATCCTTCCCGCAAACCAAAATCCAACCTCGCCGAAAGACTAGCAAGCTAGTCGACTCTCAGGACCATGTGGCTGAGCTGCTCACCAACATTCCGGCTATTGACGGGCTCTTTGAAAAGAAGTCCACGGAAGAAGTTGAGGCGCTCCTAGACGCTTTCCTCTCCGATGATGACGGTGCGGAGGAACGTTCTAGTGAAACTACTCGCTACAACAATACTGAGAAGGAGACTAGTAGTGTTGACGAAGCCTTCGATCAACTTCTAGCCTAACGACGCGGCCCACAGGGAGGCACAGGGTTATCAGGTGTCTCACATTTTTATATAGTTACAAAAAAGACCACTTTAGGAGTTATTAATGGCAAGAAGGAAAAAAGCCACCGGCGCCGGTAAAATGTCCATTTCGGACATGCGTGCCATTATCAATAAAAAGGCCGGCATGGAAGTCGCCCACGATTTGTCAGGGGATAACCCGACAGCAGTTAAGGATTGGATCCCTACTGGCTCAAGGTGGTTAGATTCTATTATCTGTAAAGGTACAAGAGCAGGAATCCCGGTGGGCAAGGTGACTGAAATCGCCGGCCTTGAAGCTTCGGGTAAATCGTTTCTTGCAGCACAGGTAGCAGCAAACGCCCAAAAAATGGGAATTGACACGATTTACTTCGATTCAGAGTCTGCGATTGATCCCGGCTTTCTTGAACGCGCAGGCTGCGACGTCGATAGCCTTCTGTATGTGCAGGCAACTTCTGTCGAGTTCGTGCTAGAGACGATCCAAGATCTCTTAGCGAATAACGAGAACCGCATGTTATTTATTTGGGATTCGCTGGCCCTGACACCATCAGTTTCAGATGTAGAGGGAGATTTCAATCCTCAATCATCAATGGCGGTGAAGGCACGTATCCTCGCAAAGGGAATGAGTAAACTTACGGTCCCAATCGCTAATTCACAAAGCACATTCCTCGTTCTAAATCAGCTTAAATCTAATATTACTCGCTCGCCATCAGAAGCCCTCGTCACACCTTATATGACACCCGGCGGCAAGGCCATGATTTATGCCTATTCGCTTCGAATCTGGTTGACCCGCCGTAAGGCTAAAGCTAGCTTTCTTACAGACGATAAGGGCTTCCGTATTGGATCTGAAGTAAAGGTAAAGTTAGAAAAGTCTCGCTTTGGAACGCAAGGTCGTCAATGTAATTTTAAGATTCTCTGGGGCGCCGACGCTGTTGGAGTACAGGATCAGGAATCTTGGTTTGAGGCTATCAAAGGTTCGGATCATATTAAGCAGTCTGGGGCTTGGTATACTCTAGTATATGACGATGGTACCGAGGAAAGATTTCAGGCGTCTAAGTGGACCAAGAAGCTTGAGGATAAGAAGTTCCTTGCAAGGGTTGAACAGATCATGGATATCGAAGTCGTTCAGAAGTTTGATAACCGTGAAGGTACCGCCGAAGAATTCTATGGAACCACGGACGAGTAAAAAAAAGTTTAATTCTTTTTAAAAAAGTACTTGACTAATTACTCAATAGGTGGTATATTAATAACATAAGGAGAAAACGTTATGAAAACAAACATTCTACTAGCCCTTGTGGCACTAGCGAGTACCGGCTGTTTCTCAGCCCACGCTCACGTAACACCGTCAGTTGTGTTCGCCCCACCCCCACCGGTACAGCCAGCAGTGGTAATCACACCCGGATCGGTATCTATTCAGTGGCACTACGTCTATGTTAATACTGCATGGATTCGCAGGTCAGGCCCTCCACCACGAGGCGCAGTATACCACGCTCACCCACGCCACCGTAACTCGGTGATCGTGCAACGGTCGACCGGTCATCGTGGTCATGTTGTTCGTCCCGCGCCCCGCAGTTCCGCTCATCGTGGTCACGCTCCTCGCCCCGCGTCTAGCAATACCACTCACAAGCGCGGCACCCATCGTCGTTCTACTCGATAACCCCTCAAGAGGTCTATATGCGTCTAATTTCAAGCATTATCATGTCCGCTCTTCTCTTCACTGGTTGCACATGGGAGGCAGGAGGTGTCCTCAAGCCCGGGTATTCTGACTCTGGCCACGGTACACATGTAGTAGATTCTGGCTATAACCCTTCTGGCTACGGTGCACCAATGGTAATTGGTACCCATGCTGAATGCTGGCTCGATCCATACACCGGACAGTATGTGTGGTACCATGAAGCTGATGTTGATCACAGCAGTGGATACATTGACATGATTGACGAAATCTGGATCGACATTTACGATAATTACGGACTTGCGGCTAGCTTCCCGCTCCGCGACGATGTTTGGTATCAAGAGTGGGCATGGCCTAGTTGGGTCGATCCATACTACGGATTGGATACCCCCGCTTTTGACGGCCTTTGGATGTATGCATCCATGGAAGCAGATCCATTTCATCGTAACTTGCGTTGCGGCTCAAAGATGGCATATGAGGTTTACACAACCGTCTACGACGTCGACGGCGGGTATGTAACAACAGTAGATTATCTCTAAATAAACACTTGACTTAGACCTCCATGTTTGGTATAATGTATCATAACATGGAGGTTTTTAGTTATGTACACCCTGTATTCAGACGAAAGCACTGTTTCAACTTTTATAAGCTCCGGCCGGCACCGCCGGTATATCGAGTCAGCAAAACGAGCAGCAGAAGAGTCTGAATTCCCAGATTATCGCCACGGCGCACTGTTGGTTCGTGGAGGATCCATCCTCAACTCTGCATACAACAAAAATAGCCATATAGGCTGGGCGAACCGTTTCCGAGCCAAGGCATGCGGACACGCCACTCACCATGCAGAACTAGGGGCAATACTGGGTGTAGACCGCAACAAAACAGCCGGCGCAGATGTATATGTGGTCCGCATCGGACGCACAGGAGAGCTGAAGATGTCAAAACCTTGTCAAATGTGCCAAAGTGTACTTGCGCATGTAGGGGTAAAGAGGGTATATTATAGTATCAACGAAAAAAAAGTAGGATGCATCAAACTATGAATATACAAAAAGGCGATCTAGTAACCTTCAAACCAGAACACAACGATGAAACCTTTGCAGATGAAATTGCTTTAGTTGTAAAATTTGACCTTCCATGGTTGACAGTACTGTGCAAAGGTGATATATTTAAAGTACATTTAAACACTGTAGATAAGCTAACGGAGAATAGAGCATGAATATATTTGTTTTACACCACAATCCAGAGAAGGCTGCTGAAATGGCATGCGATAAGCATGTTGTCAAGATGATTCTAGAGACTGCGCAAATGATGTGCACTGTAGTAGCTTCACATGGCCACGATACTCCTTATCGTTCAACTCACGCCCGTCACCCTTGTACGCTTTGGGCTGCAGAGTCCCGGGCTAATTGGAACTGGCTCGTTGACTACGGCATGGCTTTATGCGATGAATATACTAAGAGGTACGGCAAAATTCACAAAAGCCAAACAGTGATTGAGTATTGTGCAATGACGCACATTGATCTTCCAAGTATCCCGCAAACACCCTTCGCGCAGGCAATGCCAGTTCAGTATCGTAACAAGTGCGCAGTAAACGCCTATCGTGCATATTATCACGGTGAAAAGGCGGCAATCGCTACTTGGAAGACTCAGCCCCCCGCATGGTGGAGAGGTCACAGTGAATAACACTAGTAACAGTTATGCAAAAAGTGTAGAACTATATTCTGACGGAATTGGGCGAGTTGACTATGTAGAACACATGGGTGACGACCTTACCGTCGTAAATAGTGCACGCGTATCATTCGGCGTGCAAAAGGAAACACTAGATGAAAGAGACAAGAAGCTCATTGACTATCTCATCAGGCATAGACACACTTCGACTCTGGAGCACAATCTCATTACTTTCCGTTTCAACGTTCCTATGTTCGTTCGGAGCCAGCACCATCGTCATAGAACATGGTCTTATAACGAGATTTCTCGACGTTATACTGATGTAAACATCAACTTTTACGCACCAGAGAATTTTAGAACACAGCACAAAAGTAATAGGCAGGCAAGTAACGCCGAAGAACTGATCAACCCGGTTGTATATTCGTTCGAAGACGGCGGCTCCCTCAGAGCATCTTCCCTGCTTCAAAGGCATCATGAACAATCTTTGCGGCTGTTCAATGATATGCTAGATGCTGGTGTATGTCGTGAGCAAGCAAGAGGGGTTCTGCCTCAGAACATGTACACGGAATACTATGGAACAGTTAATCTTAATAACCTACTTAAATTCATTGACCTACGAACACATATGGGAGCACAATGGGAAATCCAGAAAGTCGCAGAAGCATGCTTGGAGATCGCTCAAGATCTATACCCGCAAACTGTATCAGCATATCAGAAAACTCGCAAGGAGAGGAGTCGATGAAGAGGGTTCTAATCGTTGATGCTCTGAATATGTTTTTCAGAGCTTATATTGTAGATCCCAGTCTTTCGACCAATGGCCAGCCAATTGGCGGTCTCAAGGGTTTTCTCAAGATTCTACAGAAGCAGATTCGCGAGACTAGGCCCGACGAAGTCATTATTGCATGGGATGGTCATGGTGGCTCTCGACGCCGCAAGAGTGTAAACAAGAACTACAAAGAGGGCCGTAAGCCTATCCGCTTGAATCGATCTATTCGGAATATGACCGAAAACGAGGAGATGGAGAATAAGGTTTGGCAACAGACTCGTCTTTTCGATTACCTTAACGAAATGCCAATCGCTCAGATTGTACTGCCAGAAGTTGAAGCAGATGATGTTATTGCTGCAGTCACAAACCTAGATTATTACAGAGGCTGGCAAAAGGTCATTGTTTCTAGTGATAAGGACTTTCTGCAGTTGTGTGATCATGAGACTGTGCTTTATCGTCCTATCCAAAAGGTGGTAATGAACCGTAATAAGGTTATTGAAGAGTACGGTATCCATCCGACCAACATGGCTCTAGCTAGGGCGATTGTGGGTGACAAATCTGACAACTTGGATGGTATCGCAGGGATCGGGCTGAAGACGGTCGCAAAGCGGTTTCCATTTATGGCAGAAAGCAAGAATTGCACGATTGACGATCTTATCGACTTGTGTGAAAATCATGAAGATTCAAAACTAAAGGTGTATACTTCTATTGTAGAAGGCCGCGAAGTAATTGAAGAAAATTACGGACTTATGCAGTTGTACGTGCCAGCACTCTCTCCACAGGGAAAGCAAAAGATAAAGTATTCTGTAGAAAAATCAGAAAAACGCTTTAATCAGACAGAAATAAATGTTATGATGCTTGAAGACGGAATGGGTGTGTGGGATTGGTCGACTTTGTTCACCACCATGAAGCGTATTGTCGCAGATTCTAAGGAGTAAGCTATGGAAGAGAAGGCAAATTTTAGCCGCTATGGAAAAGAATTTCAGGAGGGCCTCTGCCAGCTTATTCTGCAGGATCGGCCGTTTGCCGACCGAATTATGGAGGTCTTAGATCTTAATTTTTTAGAAATCTCGTATTTGCAAATTTTTCTAAAAAAGATCATTGACTACCGCGACAAGTATGGGGTGCACCCTACATATAATACGATGCTGACAATCTTTAGAACGGATCTAGAAGATGAGGCAGAAGTGATTCAAAAGCAGGTTAGAAACTATTTTGCTAGGATTCACAAGTCTGACGTCGACGGCCCGGATTATATCAAGGAAGTATCTTTAGACTTTTGCCGAAAGCAAAAGTTGAAAGAGGCAATGCTTGAATCAGTAAAGTTATTGAAATCTTCGTCTTATGACGAAATCTCGCAAGTAATCAATGGCGCACTCAAGCTTGGTGCGGACAATAATTACGGCTACGATTATTTAGCGGATTTTGAAGAGAGGTTCCTAATCCAAGCTCGCGATCCTATTACTACTGGCTGGACAGAAATTGACCAAATTTGTAAGGATGGACTGGGTAAGGGCGAGTTGGGGGTTGTTATCGCACCAACGGGTACTGGAAAATCAATGGTCCTAGTCCACCTCGGCGCCGAAGCCCTAAAAGCCGGCAAAACGGTAGTTCAGTATACTTTGGAGTTGAGAGACACCACTATCGGCGGTAGGTATGATAGTTGTATCACTGGCATTCCTTTGGGCGAACTGTTTAACTTTAAAGAAGAGATTCTAGAGACAGTAAAAGACATTGATGGAAAACTGATCATCAAGGAATACCCAACAAAATCAGCTTCAGTAAAAACAATCAAGATGCACCTAGAGAGCCTACGGAAGCGGGATATCAATGCTGATATGATTATCGTCGATTATGCGGACTTGCTAAAGTCAGTCAATAATCATCGAGAAAAGAGGATGGAACTGGAGTCGATCTATGAAGGGCTGCGCGGCCTCGCTCAAGAGTTTGATTGTGCTGTTTGGACAGCTTCACAGACTAACCGCGGCGGGTTGAACGCTGAAGTGATCACAATGGAATCGATCTCTGAAGCATTCAGTAAATGTTTTGTAGCTGATTTTATTTTTTCAGTGTCCAGAACCGTGCAAGATAAGACAACTAACAGCGGAAGAGTGTTTGTTGCTAAAAATAGAAATGGTCAGGACGGCTTGATCTATCCTATTTATATGGACACCAGCAGAGTAAAAATCAAGGTGCACCCCAGTCAAAATGACACTATAGAAAGCGTTGTTGCGGTGTCTGCCAAGCAACAGCAGCAATCACTAAAAGAAAAATACAAAAAATTTAAGAGGGATAAATAATGAAAGAAAATGCAACAGTTAGAAAATTCCGTTTATCGGACACGTTTATTGAACCATACACCACAGCAGAGGTCCCATGGGGCCCGCTAGGGTATGTTACCTTTAAGCGAACCTATTCTCGACGCCTGAGTGAAACTAATCAAGAAGCTGAAGGCACAGAAGAGTGGTATCAGACTTGTCGACGAGTCATCGAAGGCATGTTTACAATCCAGAAGCGACATGTATATATGTTGGGTCTAGAATGGAATGACGCCAAAGCCCAGAGAACAGCAAAAGACGCATATGATCGATTGTTTACTTTAAAATGGACCCCTCCCGGCCGCGGCTTGTGGATGATGGGTACCAACTTTGTGGATAC